TTCGACCGCGGAAGCCTCTGCGTCGAATCCTGCCGGGCGATCCGCGGGCCAACCTACGAGACGACCGACTACCCCGTCACCGGCCTTGAAGACTGTCGCCTGCGGCATACCAAATCCGGTATAGGCATTTCAGCCACCGTGAGGAACGCGGCCCCGTTCGACGGGCGGGCCAGGATCGGCGTCGCGGATCTCGACCTCGACACGGGCGAAGCCAGCGGGCTTCGCGTCCTCGACGGGCTCTCGGCAGCCGATCACGAAAAAAACTGGATGCCGATCGAAGGCGGGCCGCTCGCCGGTGGCTGGCTCTACGCTTGCTCCCACAACGGGCACGTCGTGCGCGTGGCCGACGACTCGACGCTCCGCGGGGCGTATTCGCTCTTGCAGCACGGCCCGGCTCCGCACATCGCCAAAGAGTTCCGCGGTGGCGGGCAGCTTGTGGCGTTCGACAACGGCTACCTCGGCGTGATTCACGAGGTGGCGATCCTCGAAAACGGCCAGCGGTGCTACGAGCATCGGTTTGTGTGGTTCGACCAGGCCCTCGCCCTGAAGCGACTGTCGGCAGCGTTTGCGTTCCGCGAGACGCGGGCGATCGAGTTTGCCGCCGGGCTGGCACTGGTTGGCAGGATGGTGGCGGTGAGTTTCGGCGTGCGAGATGCCGAGGCGTGGATTGTGGGTCTGGCCGCGGACGACGTAAGGAGGATGCTGCGTGAGCCCGTTTCGATCTAAGGTGGCGAAGGCCCTCGCCGACGCCTGGCGGCCCCATGACTGGTTTGAACTGAACCAGCAAGTCGAGAATCACTACTACCACAAGGCGAGCGTCTGCGCGGACGTTCGCCCCAAGCGGGTGATCGAGATCGGCACCCGCTGCGGGTATTCGCTCGTGTCGTTTGCGACGGCGTCGCCAGACGCCCGCTATCTCTGTGTGGATGGGGCGATGGATGCAGACAGCATCGACTGTCTGCTCCACTGGCAGAGCGTGGTCGAGCGATGGGCGATCGACGCCGACCTGATCGTGGCCGACACGAAGCACGTCCGCAGCCTACCGAAGGCGGATTTCGCGCATGTGGACGGCGACCATTCGTTTGACGGTGCCCTCCGCGACCTGCGGCTCGTCTCGGGCTGCAAGACGATCCTCGCGGACGATTGCTGCAACCCGGATGTGAAGCGGGCGGTCGTGCAGTTTGCGAGCGAACGACGCCGCCGGGTGGACTGGCACCACGACGGGCTCCGCGAGTCTGCGGTCATCACATGAAGATCGCCGTCTACGCGCTCGCGAAAAACGAGGTGAAGCACGCGGCCGAATGGGCCGACTCGTGCGAAGGGGCCGACCTGCGGATCGTGACCGACACGGGCTCGACCGACGGCACCGTCGAGGCCCTCGTGCAACGCGGTGTTACGGTCTGCAACGGGTATGTCGTGCCGTGGCGGTGGGACGACGCCCACAACTTGAGCCTCAACCATGTGCCCCCCGACGTGGATGTCTGCATTCGGCTCGACCTCGACGAGCGGCTGCAACCCGGCTGGCGAGAGGCGATCGAGCGGGCCTGGACGGGCGAGGTCAACAGCCTCCGATACCGCTACATCTGGGGCTGGAAGCCAGACGGCTCGCCGGGGCTGGAATTCCACTGCGACCGCGTCCACGCCCGACACGGGTTCCGCTGGGCACAGGCGACCCACGAGGGGCTGATTTGCTGGGCTGGCGACAAGCGGCAGGAATTCTGCGAGGGGCTGGAAATCCACCACCACCGCGACGCCGGAAAGAAGCACAAGACCGATCTCTTCCTGCTCGAGGTGGCGACGCGGGAGAGCCCGCACGACGCCCGTGCCCAGTGGTATCTCGCCCGCGAGATGGACTACGCCGGCCACGAAGACACGGTCGCGGCCTTCGAGAAGTATCTGGCGATGGAGGGCGGGGCACCGACTGAGCGGGCCTACGCTCATCGCGTGCTCTTCCGGCGGACGGGCGTGGAGCAGCATCTCCACGACTCTGCCAAGGCGGCGATCGGCGAGCCGGATGCCTGGGTGGAGCTCGCCCTGGTGAACTATCACCGGAAGGACTGGCGCAGCGTGGCGGGCTTCGCGCAGCAGGCGATCGATGCCCCGTGGCCGATGACCCACGCGAACGATCCCAAGGCCAAGACGAAAGCCTATGACCTGCTCGCCGTGGCCCTCTGGGAGCTTGGCAAGCGGCCAGAAGCCCTTATCGCGGCAAGGGAAGCTCTGGCACGATTGCCGGATGACCCGCGTCTGGCGAGGAATGTCGAGGCGATGGAGCGGATCATGAAAGAGGGCGTGGAGGCGGCATGAGCGTTTTGAAAGACATTGCCGACGCGCTGGCGACGAGCCTGGCCGCCGAGACGTTTTCGAGCGTCAACGTGCAGCCGCTCGTCGAGCGGAAGAACTGGCCGACCTACGACATCGACGCGATGGCCGATCCGGTGATCGCGATCACGCCGTCTGCCGCCGAGGCCGTTCGCGTCAGCCGTGACAGCTTCCAGTACGACTACGGGATCAACGTGTTTCTCGGTCGCCATGCCCCGACCGAGGCCGACGCCGACGCGATGCTCGACATGGCGGAGGAACTGCTCGACATGATCCGCCAGCATTCGTGGGGTGGGGTGGAGTGGCCCGCGGGCGTCACCAGCCCGATGACGGTGGAGATCGACATGAACCCCGACGACGCGCTCGCCGAGCGGAACGTCTGGCGGGCGGTCATCACGGCGACCTATCGCGTCCACCGCTAGGGGGCGACCATGCAAGTGCGGGCGAAGGTCAAGGGCAAGATCAACGTCCGCCACATCAAGAAGCGGACGAAGGAGGGTACGCAAAAAGCCCTCCACGGGGCTGGCGTGATCGTCCAGCGGTCAGCGCGAAAGCAGTTCAGCCACCGCAACGTGAAGAGCAAGCCGCAATGGTCGAAGGTCGGCACGAAGGACGGCCGCCCGGTCCTGGCGATGGACTTTCGCCCGCCGATCGCCGGGAAGATCACCAGTTGGAAAAACCCACGCGGACGCGGTGCCACTCGCACCGGCTTCCTGCGGACGCTCATCAACTTCGAGGTCGATCGGCGACGCGACTCGGTGGCAATCGGCCCCACGAACGAGGCCGTCTGGCTGAACAAGCTCCAAGAGTTCGGCGGCTCCGGGCAGCGTGTGCTGCGGCTGATCGGTCGCTATCCGCAGCGTGGCAAAAACAAAAACGCCTTGCTCGAAAAGCACCAGCCACCAGCGGCCATGCTGGGCGGCGGCGGTCCGCGGCGCGACAAGCGGGGCCGGTTTGCAAGGCGTGGTCGGGCCTACGTCGGCATCTGGATCGACCCAGTGCATACCCGTCGCCGCCCGACGGTGGATCTCGCCAAGAGTTCCGGCCGCGTGCCCCCAGCCCGCTTCATGGCCAAGGGCCTCGCCGCCAAGCGTGACCGCCTCGCCGCCGAGTGGGGCAACAAAATCTCCGGCCCGTGAGCCTATCCACACCCCCTCCGGGGCTTCCTGCGGGCGTCTTACGTTTGACGCATACCCCGCACACCGGAGGCCGCAATGGCAGTCACCCTCGGAAAAGACGTGACGATCACGGGCATCGCAAACGCCCGCAGTGTCACCGTCAACAATTCCGCCGCTGAGATCGACGTTACGAAGTTCGGCGACACGAGCCGCAAGTTCCGCAAGGCCCTCGTCGAGCAGACCGTCGAGGTTGAGTGTGTCGACGACCCTGGCGTCGAGGCTGGCGACATTTTCACGCTCGGCGGCACCGAGACCGGCGACGTGGCCTACATCGTCACGAGCGTCGCCAAGGCTGACCCTATCGACGGTATCCAGACCTACACCGTCTCTGCCTCCAGAGCACTAACGACCTAATCACAGGAAACCACACACATGAGCATCGCACTTGGCAAAGACGGCGCAGCCCCTCCGAAGGGCAGCGACATCATCAACGCGACCTACACCGAGGAGTGTGAGGTCGTCGATGTCACCAACCGCAGCAACGAAGGCGGCGCGACTGGCAAGGCTGGCTACCGCGCCTACAAGGCTGGTTTCAAGACGAAGATGTGGGAGATCGAGTGCCACGACGCCACTGGGTTGGTTACGTCGCTCGAGAACAACACGCCCGGCCAGTTCGAGGTCATGAGCGTCTCGGAAAACATCAGCATCGACGGGGCGGTGACCTACACCGTGTCGCTGCGGGAGATGTAAACCCGTGGCGATCACGCTCGGCAAAGACTGCACGATCTCCTGTGGCGGCAACATCGGCTCCGCTCGCAACGTGACGTTCACGGGCTCGGCCCGCACGATCGACATCGGGGCCTTTGGGGAGCGGAGCGTCGAGGTCTACAGCACGGGCTGGGAGGGGTCAGTCTCGTTTGAGTTCAACGACTCGACCGACCTCTCGTTTGATCAGTTGATGCAGGGCACACAGGTACAGATCAGCGGCGGCGCGGGTGGGTGGTCGTTTCCAGCGGTGGTAACGGCCATTTCGGAGAGCGATCCGATCGACGGTGTGGCAACTTTTCAGGTCGAGGCGCGGATGACTCGACCAGGGCTTCGGTAACAGAAGGGGTAACATGAAAGAGTTTCGCGATGACCAGGGCCGCCCGTGGATGGTGGCCCTTACTGTGGCCGCGGCGGATCGCGTGCGTGGGCTCGTCACGATCGACGTGACGGATGACGTGGAGCAGCCAGACGGCAGCATCCAGCGGCAGACGCGGAAGATCCCGTTTGACCTCATCGACGCTGGCAGCATCCAGCAGACGCTCGAGGTGCTCCGCAGCAACTTCGGCAAGATCGGCGAAATCCTCTACGCCATCTGTCGGCAGCAGTGCGACGACAAGAAACTGACGAAAGAGCAGTTTCTCGACGGGCTGCGTGGTGATGCGTTGGAGGCGGGCGTGAAGGCGCTCGAAAGCGAGCTCGTCGATTTTTTCCCGACGCGCCTCCGCAGGATGGTCGGTCTGCTCGTCGCCAAGATGGACGAAATGGCGGGCGAGTTGATGGCCAGGGCGGAGGCGGGGCTGGAAGCGGCGACGGTGGAGACGCTGGTCGCACAGTCTGGCACACCATCTACGAAGCCGCAGGCATCCTCGGAATCCATCCCGGCGAGTGGACGCTCCGAAATCTCGTCATCGCCCGCAACAGCCGCTTAGAGATGGACTGGTGGCATACCGCCAACCTTCTCGCCCAACAGGCCAACATTAACAAGCCGAAGCACTCCCCCAGCACCGACCCGAGCAAGCTCAACCCGTTCGCGAAGAAGAAGGCCCCGCGGCAGGCGACGCCTGAAGAAATCAAGAAACTCCTCGGCCCTAACTTTCACGAAGTGACGACATGAGTAAGGTCCGCGGCGGTCAGGTATTCGTCGAGATCGGGGCCGACCCGCGGAAGCTCTTCAAGGCGCTCGGCGATCTTAATAAGAGCATCGGGAAGGTCGGCGCGAACGTCGCTTCTGCCGGCGCGAAGCTGACGGCCCTTGGCGCTGGCATCGCTGCCCCAATTATGGCGTCGGCGCACGCTTTCGCGACCGTCGGCAGCAATCTCTACGACATGAGCCAGCGAACCGGCGTCGCCGCTGAGTCGCTGTCGGTGTTGAAGTTTGCGGCCGAGCAGAGTGGCACCGATATGGCATCGCTGGAGACGGCGATCAAGAAGATGCAGAAAGCCATCTTCGGGGCGAGTCACGGCAGCAAGGAAGCCAGCGAGGCGCTTGACCTAGTCGGCCTTTCGGCGAAAGACCTGATCGGGCTTCCTGCCGACAAGCAGATGGCCAAGATCGCAGACGGGCTGATGGCGATCGAAGATCCTGGCGCACGCGCAGCCGTGGCGATGAAGATCTTCGGCAAGGCAGGCACCGCCATCATCCCGATGCTCGAAGGCGGATCCGCTGGGATGGATGATTTCGCCAGGCAGGCAGCAAGGCTTGGCCTAGTAATGGATTCGGAAACTGCGGCCAAGGCAGACTCGCT